TTAATGAATTATAGGATATGTATATATTTAAATTAGAAAAAACTAATAACTATTAAAATCAAAATCTTGATAATCTTTGCTTCCTGGCGAAGATTCAGAAAACATTTTTGAAAATTTATCCAAAACATCACTAGGTTCAATCTGTTCATCATAAATAGATTTAGGAACTAGTCTATATTCTATTTCTTTATTTTGTTCTTGAACTTTATTTAGTTTATTTTCAGTATATCCGATAGTTATAAATACAATTCCTATTATTAAAATAAATAAAGATATTTCTCTCATTACTATATATTTATAATAAAAAAATTATATTTTAAATTTGTAATTTTATGATATTGTATTTAAACTATGAGCATATATTAAACTCCAATCCATAAATAATAAATCTTTTTCAGCACTAGGTTCTAATATATTGAAAATATTAAATACCAAAGTATCAAATATAAAGTTAGATATCAATATACTTTTTTTCCCATCTATACTAAATGTAGTTAAATCAAAATTCCAATATTTTTTTATGATTTTAAATATTTCTTTCATAATCAAATCATCTACATCATCTAAATTAGTATTTTTTATATTTATGAATAAATTATTTTTTGCTTTATATCTAATTTCTTTTTCTACTCTATTATCATTATTGTAAGACTTTCTTAATTCATTTTCAAAATTATATATTAATTCTAAGACTATATCTTTCTTCTTTATAAATATATTATTATTTTTTTTACTTTTTAACTTATTTTTTTCATTTAATTTATTCATTCTTACTTCAATTCGATTAGATGGTTGTTGCAAGGCATTCACTGATTGTTGTAAAGGATTAATTGGTTGTTGTAAAGGATTAATTGGTTGTTGTAAAGGATTAATTGGTTGTTGTAAAGGATTAATTGGTTGTTGTAAGGGATTATTTGGTATTTTTTTGGTTAAATTTTTATTAAAAAAGTTATTACCTCCTTTCTGTTTACTTGCGTGTAAATACATTTTGAATAATGTTATGATTGTTGAGAATAAATCTTGTGAAATAGAGTCTGGAAAATTAACTTTTTGTCTTCTTTTGTATTTAGTATATTTTTTATTCATATCTGCGTGAATATATTTTGAAGTTCCTTGATGTCTATTTTTACAATTCCTATCTTCAAATTGACAAATGAAACCAAAATCTATACATTTTAAAATCTTAGAATTTTTATCATATAAAATATTTAGTGGTTTTAAATCTCTATGACTAAATTTTAATACATTATGAAAAGCTTTTATTGACAATAACGTCCTAATATATACAAGATACATATCATTTTTTAATACATTATTATTTCTAATATAAGATTCCAATGTTTCCCCCTCTACATATTCCATAAAAATTAGTTGTTTTTTTAAATCAACATTAATTATTTTCACAATATATTTATTCATAATATACTTATTTTTACATTTTTTCTTTATTGTATCTTGAAGTAATTTTAATTTCATTGTTTCATCTATAGGAGTTTTTAAAATTTTAATGGATATACTTTTGCCAATTGGTAAATCATTCTTATTTTTTGTATTATTTGTTATTTTAAATATATTTCCAAATGAACCTGATCCTATGAATTCAAATGCAAGGTATTCATCAGGGTTTTTATATACTAAATTGAAATTTAATCCTTTTTCTGGACTATTTCCTATTTTATTTTTTATAATTCTAATGTTTTTTTTTATATAATTAATTAGAGACATATATATTATTTAAAGAAATAATTTAGTATATAAAAATATAATTAATTATGTCTAATGAAGAAATTGTTGATTACCTTGATGAAGATAGAACAATACCAGGTCAAAAATATGTTTGTCTTTCTTTTGTTTCACCTGAAAAAGTATTAGATGATAAAAAAATATTTAATTTATATAGATTTATGAAATCTGGAAAGGCCAATACTGATTTAGAATTTGAAAAATTCCAAGAAGAGTATAAAAACTACTGTGATGACGAAGATGAAGCATTACAAACAGAATTTGATACTATTTCAGATTTTCAAACAAGTGTTAGAGGAGTTAAAATAAGAGGAGTTTATGATAATGAAAGAGCAGCAAAAATTCGTGCTCAAGTTCTTCAGAAAATTGATAATTCATTTCATGTCTTCATTGGACAAGTAGGTTTCTGGTTACCTTGGGATCCAAGTGCCAATAAGATTGAAGAACAAGAATATTTAGAAGAAAATCTTAATAAACTTGTTAAAGAATATAACAAAAATCAAGTTAAAAAAGATATGTTCTATGAAGAAAAGAAATCTGAACAGAAAAAGGCAGCATTAGAACATTCATTAAGACAGAAGAAAAAGAACAAAGAAGAAAGGCGGGAAGAATTAGAAAAACAAAAAGCATTAGAAACAGAAAGTTCTCCAGTTGAAACCGAAAGTTCTCCAGTTGAAACAGAAAGTTCTCCAGTTAAAACAGAAAGTTCTCCAGTTGAAACAGAAAGTTCTCCTGTTGAAACAGAAAGTTCTCCAGTTAAAACCGAAAGTTCTCCAGTTAAAACAGAAAGTTCTCCAGTTGAAACAGAAAGTTCTCCAGTTGAAACCGAAAGTTCCCCAGTTGAAACCGAAAGTTCTCCAGTTGAAGGTGAAAATGTAACAGTTACTGTAGATGAGAATGAATTAAAGAACAATTTAGATAAGATGGATCCTTGGATGCAGAGAAAAATGGAAGGATCCGAAAATCAATAAATTTTAAAATTTTAAAAAAATTTATTTTATAAATATAATATATAAAATGAATACTAGTAGATTATCAGCACAAGCAATTGTTGTTTTAAGAAGATTATTTAAATATTTAGTTGAAGGTTTAATGGTAGCAATAGCTGCTTATGTTTTCCCAAGAAAGAAAATGAATCCAGATGAAATTTTAATGATTGCGGTAGTTTCTTCAGCAACTTTTGCCATCTTAGATATGTATGCTCCTGAAATTGGAGATACAGCTAGAAAAGGTGCCGGATTTGGTATTGGAGCAAGTTTAGTTGGTTTCCCAGGTAAACCATTATTTTAAGAAGTTATCACTTATAACTTGACCTTTTTTTAATTCAATAATTCTTTTAGTATATTTTAATAATTCGTTATCATGAGTTATTAATATTATAGTTTTAGTTTTTTCCAGTTCTTTTATAAGAGAAACAACTTTTAATTTATTTTTATTATCAAGTGAAGATGTTGGTTCATCTAAAATAACAATTTTATGATTATTAAAGATAAATCTCAAAATCCATACAATTTGTCTTTGACCTCCTGATAGAAGAGAACCATTCTTTCCCACTTTTTTAGTCATAAGTCTTTTAAAATCTGTCATAATATCTGTTAAATTATTTTTTCTTAAAACTTGATAAATTTTATCAATAGGAACTTGTTTATCTAATCCGTAATTTATATTATCATATAAAGTTCTATTAAATAATTTAGGATGCTGTGGAATATAACCAATTATAGAACGTAACTTTTCTATAGGAATTTTATTTATTTCAATATCATTAAGCATTATTTTACCTTTTTTATAATCTCTTAATCTTACTATCAATTTAGATAAGGTAGACTTACCGGAACCAATTCCTCCTATTAATGCTGTAGTAATTTTAGGGAAACTAACATTAATATTATCTAATACATTTTTCTCCCCATAACTAAAATGTAAATTTTTTATATTGATTTGTAAATCTTGATATTTATCTAATTTATTTTCTATTTTTTTATCATATTTGGTATTATCTTTTTTAGGGAATTTATTTAAAAACTTTTTTAATATATCTAGTCTTCCTTTTGTATCAATGAAAAATCTAGTATCATAATATATAGACATTAATGTTGTTAAGATAGAATAATTGATAATAACAACGGATACTAAAGTTTCTATTTTAAATTTGTTTTTTAGGTATAAACCAAATGAAAGTACATTTAGAACTATGAATATAAATACAAATAATATGGAATACATAATTTTGAAATTATTATTACATCTATTAAGTTCTATTTCTTTATTACTAGTTTCAGTGCTAAATATTCCCAATCTTTTTTTTTCTTCATTGGTTCTATTGGAAGTATATATGGATATTAAATTGGAAAGAGTATCTTCAATTTCTTCATGAGTTTCGTCATACTTTACTTCAGAATTTATTACTTTTTTTTCACAAGTTTGAGTATATTTATAACAAACTAATGCTACTAAACCTATACAAAATAAATATGTAATTCCTAAAATCTTATTATGATAAAATAAATATATAAATGTTGATATTACAAAAAATAAATTTGAAAATAAGAAACTCCTAACTGTACTAAATACGTCAAATAATATATAAGGGGAATTTATGATTTTTGTTAAAATTTCTCCTGTTTTTAGGTCATCATAATTATTTTTATGTCTATCAATTACTTCTTCAATAATATATTTTCTGACATAACTAATGAATTTAGGTTCAATCTTAGAACCTATTCTCCCAGATGTTAAATTCAGGAACTGATACAATATCCATATTAAAATTAATATTGAAAATGTAATTTTTATGTCTCTCATATTTTTTTTTTTTATTATTGAAATTAACTGTCCATAATAATGAGGTAACGCTACTTTATTTAATGGAATATATAAAAATGTACAAATATATATTATATACAAAAATAGATTTTCTTTAATGAAATTTAAATATAATTGGTATATCATTATATTTAATTGAGGTAAAAAATTTTAGGATATAAAATTAAACTAGGTTAAAAATTTTAGGATATAAAATTAAACACTGGGAATAAATTCCCATTTTAGGTATTCGCATATTTTTTCCCAGATTATATCTTGTTGGTGTAATTTTTCTCTACTTTTAAGAAGAATAAAACAATCCATAAATTGGTCTAAATCTAGTAATTGAACAAATTTATGTAAAACATATGAATATGAAAGAAAATTCTTTCTTTCTTTAGGACAAAATTTGGAAAAAGGGATTTGTATTTCCTTAAACATTCTCCTTAAAATTTCTTCAGTTTCTCTAGACATTATAGGTGGTGGTAATCCATTTAATTTATTAATGATATGAGGTACGTGTTCATAATATTTATTTTTTTTTAGTTTTTTAAGAATTTCTCTAACTTTAGATTGTGTTAATTTAGACATATTTTCTATTCTTTCTTTTTTAATTTCAATTAAAATTTGGTCATATAAATCTTTAGGTATATCAGTTGTTTCTTTGGCTTGAAATTGAGCTAACCACTCATTAAAATGATTAATTCTTTTATAGGCAAAGTAGCAAACTTCTTTAGGAGGGTCTTTATACGAAGGTTTATCTGAGTCTATTACTATATAAGAAATATCGCCACATTTTTTACAAATCATACTACCAAGTGAAAGATGGATAATTTTTTGTCCTTGACATTTTTCACATATATCTTCATTATTATCATAAGTTTTCACAAAATCATTATCAGTTATAGATAGATATTGGTCGCATATATTTTTTCTATGATTTTTTGTTTTTTCAACTTTATTTAACCAATCCATAACACTTTTACTTTGTACTTTTTTGGTTTCTGAAGGTTTTTTATTATTTTCATAATAGTCAAATAATAAATTAGAAGTTTTCAGCAAATATTCATTTTCTTCTGAATTATTATCTATATTTGATATTTTTTTTTTTAATTCCTCCATCTTTTCTTCCAAATCATGTTTTTCATCAAAATCTTCATTTGTTAATGTTTTTAAATCTATATCTTTATATATTAAATACTTATTTTCGAATACTTTTAATTCCTTTTTAAAAAATGGTTTTTTATTCTTAATTTCCTTGAATTTTTTTATTTGATTATTGTGCTTAGCATCAATCGTAGTTCTCGTATCCACAAATTTTTTTTTCCTATTTTTTACTTTAAATGACATAATCAATAAATATGTTAATAATTTAACTTAAAGAAATTTATTTTAAATATAGAATTAAATATAATATTATAATGATTTAATTTTTACGATAAATTTTTTTTAATATTTTTCTTATAAAAATTACTTATATATATATTTTATCTTATCTAATTTCTTACATATTTATTTTATAAAAAAATAGTATGTTTTTTTGAGTTATTTTCTGAAAAAAAAATATTGATATAGATTATATAAAAATGGGAGGAGGATTAATGCAATTAGTAGCATATGGCGCTCAAGATATTTACCTTACCGGTAACCCACAAATTACTTTTTTCAAGGTTGTCTACAGAAGACACACTAACTTCTCAATGGAAGCCATTGAACAAACTTTCAACGGAAACCCAGATTTCGGAAGAAAGGTTGTTTGCACCATTTCAAGAAATGGTGATTTAATTCACAGAATTTACCTTCAAGTTGGACTTCCATCAGTTTCAGCAGGAGATGACGACTATTTCAGATGGGTCAACTGGGTTGGTCACGCTTTAGTCAAGAATGTTGAAGTTGAAATTGGAGGTCAAAGAATCGACAAACACTACGGTGATTGGCTCCACATCTGGAATGAACTCACCCAAACTGCAAGTAAACAAGATGGATATGCTAACATGGTTGGAAATGTTGACAGATTATACAGACCTGTTTCTGCTGTCGATGTAGGTGGTCACGGTTCTGGTACAGCAAGTATCAGAGATGGATTTACGGCTGTTGGTACAATGCCAAAGGTCACTCTTTACATTCCACTTCAGTTCTGGTTCTGCAGAAATCCAGGTCTTGCTTTACCACTCATTGCTTTACAATACCACGAAGTTAAGATTAATCTTGAATTCAGATCTAGAGCAGAATGCTGCGGTGTCAAAACAAGCATCCCTGCTGTATCATTAGACAGTGCCTCATTATATGTTGACTACATCTACCTTGATACTGACGAAAGAAGAAGATTTGCCCAAGTATCACACGAATACTTAATTGAACAACTTCAATTCACTGGTGAAGAATCAGTCACTTCAGGAAACCAAAAGATTAAACTTAACTTCAACCACCCATGTAAGGAATTAGTCTGGGTTACTCAGTTAGATAAAGCTGTTGTAACTGGTACCAATGCCATGGGAACTGGTATTATTAACGGGGCTCAGTGGTTTAACTACACTGACAAAGTTGATTCTTCACCATACGCCCAAAATAATGCTCTTGTCATTAATGATATCTTAGATGGTGTTATTTCTACTAATCCAGGTGTTAACACACTCGGAGCTGCCGGAGATTTAACTTTTGGTGCTGGAGCTGTTGGAGATGGAATGAGTGGTGTTGGTATTCCCACTGACAATGTAGGAGGAACTTCATCAGGTTTATTATCAGCTAATAGCAAACTCTACGACCAAGGTCTCAACCCAACTGTTACTGCCAAACTCCAACTCAATGGTCACGACAGATTTTCACAAAGAGAAGGAAGATACTTCAACCTTGTCCAACCATACCAACACCACGAAAGAGTTCCTGCTCCTGGTGTAAATGTCTACTCATTTGGACTTAAACCAGAAGAACACCAACCATCAGGAACCTGCAACATGTCAAGAATTGATAATGCCACACTTCACTTAACTTTATCAGATCTTATTACTTCATCAAATGCTGCCAAGGTCAGAGTATACGCCACCAACTATAACGTACTCAGAATTATGAGTGGTATGGGTGGTCTTGCTTACTCCAATTAAGCATTTTACCTTTACAAATCTTTATTTTTTTATAAAAAAAAATAATAATTATTAATTATGATTATTATTTTAGTAGTATATAGTAAGTAATGAAAGTATACTTTTTAGTTCTTTTAATCATAATTCTATTTATCTGGTTAAATAAAAGAGAAAAGGAACAATTTGTTAATAATCAAGATGTTTTTAATACATTAGAACATAATTGGGATGGAATATTAAAAACTACAGATTTCTCTATTAAATCATTTAAAAACTCATCTCAATTTAGTGTTTCAAATATTATAAAATTAATAAGAATTAACGATTCTATTTATAATTACAAAAATAGTATTCAAAATCAAAAAATAATATACGATTATTCATTAGATGAACATATTAATAGTCATTCAACTAGTATTATTATAGGTAATAGTTTTGATACAAATAAAAACAGTAATAGTTATGGGTTTTTAACTACTTTTAATCCCGAAGAAGAATTACATAATTTTGCTTATATTGGTATTGGTTTTAATTCTACTTTAGATTTAAATAAAATTAATAACCTAAAAAATGAAAGAAAAAACCCCTATAGAAAAGTATTAGAAATTTTCTCAATAGACAATTCCCCAAATGAATTTTCTAAATATTTCAATTATGAAAAACAGATTAAATTTATTGGTATATTTGAAAACCAAAATAATTTAGATTTTATTAATAATCTACCAATACCTAAAAAATTTAATTTAGTAGATTTTTATGGTAATAGAATTCTTACTAGGTGTACAGTGGATTATCCATATTGTAATATAGAATTACCTGCTGAGAAAAATGTAAGAGGTAGAAATGGATATGTAGTGGGAAAATATAATCCTAAGAAATTAGGAGTTACATTATTAACTGAAAATAATGAATTAAAAAAATATGATACTTTAAAAAATTGTAATTTGGAAAGAAATGATAATAAAGAATTAATTATTGATAATAATAGAACTAGATTATTAGATTTGAATGATGATATTCTAGAAAATGATAAAGAATTTATAAAAAAAAATTTTATTAAGAAAACAGGATTAAATTGTAAACAACACTCTTCTAAATTTATTAAAGATTATTATTATGGGGGTTTAAATTCAAACGATGAAAAATATAAATGTTATTCTAACAATAATTCAGAATGTAAACTCTTCAAACAAAAAAAAAATTGTGACAGTGAAATAGAGAAAGTTATATCAGAATCTCCTTCTTTTAATGAAAATAATTTAATAGATATTGATCCTAAATCTGGAATATACCCTTTCACAATCAAAGAAGAGGATAAAATTAAGTACGACAAATATAACAAAATTGGATGTTTTAAAACACAAGAAAAAGAAGTTTTTTGTAAACATATACATAATAATATTTTATCTGACTTAATTACATTCAATTTAAATGATTGTATTGAAAAAAATGCAGAAGATATTCTAAAAAATAGAGAAATTATAGATTTGAGAAGTATTCCTGGATTAAAAGAATACACAAGAGATCAACAAATAGAATATTATAAAAATAAATTATTTATAGAACCATATTTAGAAGAAAGTAAAGAAGACAATCGCGCCAGTTTAATCAATAATATACCTTATTTTATGAAATTAAAAAATAATTATGAAGATGGGCAAGTTAAAACGATATGCGAAATTATTAAAAATAATAAAGAAGGTTATAGTAGTCTAGCACATATGAAAAGTAACATAGATGAGAAAATGATTAAATTACAAAAAACTAATAAAATTTATATTAGAATTAATAAAGACAAAAAATTAATATTTTCAATATTAAATAAGGATGATAATGTATTATCAGATTATATTGTTGATAAAAAACTTGAAGGAGAATTTGGAGAAGAAATAAATTTTTATATTTCTACTAATAATAAAAATATTTTTGAAAATCCATTTTATTCTGAAAATTTAAATGGAGTGATTGTACCATATTTATCAAAAATTGATATTAATTTTTTGGATTAATTTAATATTTATATATTATAATTATGAACTCAAAACAAACTAAAATTATTTTTACTGGAATTATAATTTTATTTTTATTGTTTGTATTTATTTATACAAAATCATTTGAAGAGTTTTTCTTTAATGAAACTGAAAATTTAATTGTTGAAATAAATAGAAGAAATAATATTCTATTAATTAATGATAGTGTTGAAGTTATAGATAGAGGAAATTTATTACATGCATCTGATGAATTAATAATTTCAAACCAAGTTATTAATAAAAATTACAAATTTAATGGTTTTATTTTTAAATTATCTAATTTTTCTAATTTAAAAATTGGTTTCAAAAGTCAAGATAATAAAGACATTGATTATCATTTTAATATATTAGGAAATAGAATGTTAAGTATCATAGAAAATAATAAACAAATTGATATAGATTTTTGCTCTATTGAAAGTATCAAAAAATGTAATTTTAAAAAAAATACATATTCTTATAACTCGGAGGATTATTTAGGTATATTATTTATGGAAGATAATATTATTTATTTTTCAATTAAATCAAATGAAAAAAGTTATTCAGGAAATATAATTCATAAAAGTTTAGAAATACCTAAATTTCCATTAAAATTATGTATTCTTAATGATAAAAATGATAATCTTATTCAAGAATTATATTGGGTCAATAACAAATATTCTTCTGAACCTAACAAATGGTCATTAGAAATATTACAAAATACAGAAGATAATGAAATGCCTCCACAAGAAACTTTAACTTCCGAAGAAAAAGATGAAGGGGAGAATATTAAAAAAATATTTAAATTTGATAAAGATAAACCGTGGATAAAGAAAATATTTATTATAGATCATATTTTAAATAGAAATAATAATATATTAAATTTAACTTGTATTACAAATATGAGTGAAACTGAAATGAAATTTTTAAAAGATATATATATAAATATTATAATAAAGATAGACGGCGAAGAAAGGATACTTAATATTCCTTATAATAAATATATTATCACAAGTGATCGGGAATATGAAAATAAATTAGTTTTCAAATTAGATATAAGTAAGTATGTAAATTATTTTAATTACGATTTATCATGTAAAGTTGAATTAGTTAGGTCCAAAACAATTCAAGATAAAAATATAATTTCTAATATAGTAAAATTATAAAAATATATATGTAATAATAAAGTGATATGAATAATCATAAAATAAATAAAGTAATCTTAATAATAATATTAATTTTGGTAATTATAGGAATAGCACTTTTTAGGAAAGAACATCTTGATGATTATAAAAAAATAGAAATTCAAAAACAAATTAATATCAACTTCAAAAACTATAATACTTTTATGGATAAAAGATTAGAAATGGATAATTTATTGAAAAAATATAATGAAGAGAATGACGATAATGTTGAATACGGTTATGGAATTTTAAAAGAAACCGATAAAACTAGTTTGGGTTTTTGTCCATTAGGGGAATATTATGATGCTCCGGCAAATTCAAAATTTGAAAATAAACCTGAAAATTTAGTAAAATGTAAAGAATGTAAAAATTGTTTAGAAAAACCCGGATATTATTTAAGTAACGGTTGTTTAGGTGATAGAAATTCACAGTGTACTTTTAGAGGATTACCAAATGAAATATATTTAAAAGTTCATGAAGATGATAGTTTATTTCACGATGGTGTTTTTCCTCAACATCAACATACTTTTGAAGACGGAACTAAAAGCACTATAAATCATACTCATTAATTTTCTTTTTTTCATTTATTCCATAAAAAATATATGTTAATATATATTAAATGGAAAAATATACTAAAAATCTTATCATAGTTATAGCAGTTTTATTACTTTTTATTATAATACAATCAAAAATAAATTTTTACGAGAATAAACTATTTAATAATTTTAGGAATAATAAAATAGAAACCTTCCAAGATAGTGTTGATGTCACTAATATATCAAGTTTTGAACCCCGACAAGGTGATGGATCTACCATTATTACTATAAAAGGAGTTGGTTTAGATTTTATTGGAGAAATTTTATTTGATAAAGTAGAATGTGTAATTTTTGAGGATAGAACAGATAAGGAAATAAAAATTTTACCACCATCTTTAGGTGAATTAGGTAAAACAATTCAAGAAGTAAGAACTATTATGAATGAAGGGAAAACAATTGGATTACCTATAGAAAATATAGAATTAATTAGAAGAAATAGAGATGGTAGTACTCCTAATATAACACAAAATGATGGGATAACTCCAACAGATGCTTTAAAGTTAGACGGTATAATTTTTTATTATATAGACAAAATTAATTATTTAGATAATTGTCCTGTATTACCGGAACCACAAGTTGAGGAAGAAGAAGAAATAGTAGAGATTGAAGAAGCAACAGAAATTCCAGGAACAGATATGCATTTCTTTAAAGAATTATTACCTCATAAAATGAAAAAATTACAAGATTTAATAGATAAACAAAATGAAACTATTAATTATTATGAGTCTCTGAATGTAGATAATAACAATATTGAATATTTAAGTGAAATTCAATCTTTAGAATCCCTAAAAAATTTAAAAAAGGAAATGAATATTCAAAGATATAATATTCATAATACTATTAGTGATAGATATAAATATTCATTTTGAAATGATAATTAATAAAACAAAAATTTTTTTTGTTTGGTATAAGTTAGGAAAAACTCATACCCACCGAAATATTTTCATCCCGAGTGAAAACAAGTAGTATGTACTTCAGGCTCAGTTGACAAACTGGACCCAATTTCTATTATTACTGTAAATTCAGGGTTCTTCCAAATTTCGTTGTCTTCGACGTATCCATACTTGCTTGACATAATCTCTTGGTACAGATGAAGGTTGAGTTCTAGTCCGTATTTCACGAACTTTTTTTTCATATCGTTGAAAGATATATAATGCGCTTTCACTCTGTCCAAATTAATGGTTCTCTCCCCTCCTCGGTAACATTTTTTATTCGCCATGTTTCTTGCATCTTCCTCTGAAGTTGCACTTACTATGATGGCGGAATAATAATCATAATCTAGTGGTAGTTTATCTCGTATAAGTGTCAAATGATAAATTTTCATTTTGAATTTATTTTTTTATTTGAAATTTATATTTCAATTTTTTTATAAATAACGTATTTATAAAAAAATTAAATAAAAGAAATAAATTATTTTTATAATTTATTGAATTTTGGTTGAAGCAGAAATAACATAAATTGTATTTTCTGTAACAACTAAATATTCATTATTTACTTTATAGGTATTTTGAATTGGAGAAGTATGCTCATCATTACTTTTGTATATAATCTTGTCATCTTCATTTGAAGCAATACAAATATTTCCCTTAAGTGAATCTACATAAAAGTAAAAACACATTGGTTTTTGTAATTTAATTGAAAGTTTACATGCCTGTGTCAAAGTATCTGAACCTGGAATTGATAATTTAGGTTTTGAATCTGCCATTTTATAATTTTTATGATTATTTTTTTTTTTGAAATTGGACACACTTTAATTAATTTCCATTTTAATATTTTCATTCAACCATTCATGATTTAATAATTCATCAGCACTTTGTCTAATATTATCATCATATTCTAACATTTTTTTCAAAAAGTCTTCTAATATTTCTAGTTCACTATCATGTATTTTCAATCTATTAGTTAGTTCTTCTTTTAAATTTCTTTCTTCTATATCTTTATATCTTAATATTCTTCCCTTCAAATCAAAATAATTATCTGCATAATTACTATTTATAGATAATTCTTTTGGCATTTTACCTAATAAACAATACATTTGAGCCAAGTGAAATCTATCTTTGTCAATGTCAACTTTATTACATTCACTAAAATCAAATAATGTGTCTCCAACTATCAATTCATAAATCATACAACCTAAAACCCATATGTCTGCTTTTGTATTATAAGTTCCATTTATAATATTTTCAGGTGGACGATAACACCTTGTATAAATTTCATCATCATTATTATTACTTACAAATTCTGTATTACCTAAATCTAAAATTTTAATATTAATATTATCTTTACTTATATCTAATTTATATTTATCTTCTTGGTTATCATCTGTAATATCTTCTATATTTACCTCTAATTCTTTATTTAAATCTAAGGTTTTTTGTTTATTATTAATTTCTATTATCTTATCTTTATTTTTATTTGTAAGTTCCCTTAAAATTTTTTTCTTTATTTTCTTTCTCATTGTTTTTCTTTTAGATTTTTTTAATCCAACTAATTTACTATTTACTGTTTGTTCTAAAATTATATTATAACTTTCATTTAATTTTAAATTATCCACTTCATTCAAAATATTTTTTATTTGAGAATTATTTTCCGTAAAAAGAATATTATCTAATTTTAAATCACAATGAACTAAATTTTTACTATGTAATTCATTTATTCCTATAATCATTTGCCTACTAATTTGACGTATCATATTTAAATTTACAAAATTATCATTTTCTTCATATGTTAAATATCCTATCGAATTACCCAATAATTCTAAAAGAATTGCTTTTCTTAGTCTTCCTTTTGATTTAATATCAAAATTATCTACCATTTTACAAACTCTCTCTGTTTCCTTCAATAAATTTAACATTTTAATTTCATTAATTAATGTTTCACTATCTTCATCTTCTTGAATTTTCAATGCGTAATATTTATTTACAATTATATCATATACTAACCAAACCTTACAAAACGTTCCTCTTGATAAATACTTAATAACTAAATATTTATCATTTAATAAATTCCCTATAAAGTTATCAGATATTTCATCTTCATCATCAGATGAAATTTCCCCATCAGAATCTTCATCTTTCTTAATTGTATCAACTCTTTTTAAAAATTTTTTTTTTTTTGCTTGTGCCTTTAAAAAATAATACTTCATTTAATGAATATTAATTATTTAAAATTTTAAATAAGTTTATTTATAAAACTATACCACTTTTTAGTTTTCTTCACCTTTCTTGTGTTTTTTTTTGTAGATTCTTTCTTCTTAGGTAATGATTTCTTCTTAGGTAATGCTTTCTTCTTAGGTAATGCTTTCTTCTTAGGTAATGCTTTCTTCTTATGTAAATTTTTTCTAAGTGACACACCTTTTTTTTTATTTACTTCTCCTTTAAGATTGTTTTCTCCTTTAAGATTGTTTTCGCCTTTAAGATTGTTTTCTCCTTTAAGATTGTTTTCTCCTTTAAGATTGTTTTCTCCTTTAAGATTGTTTTCTCCTTTAAGATTGTTATTTTGTAAAAGAGAGTTTTTTTTATTTAAACTACTACATTTTTTAATATGTCTTCTATTAGACATTTTTTTTAAAGAAGGAACCATAAAATCTGGAATTGATTCATTTGAAACTTTATAAGAAGTATTTTTTTTTTATCACCATCTTTTTACTCTTTCAACTACTCGATATGGTCCGCCATCTGATTTTGCCACAACCAACCTTCTTTTTTCATCCATTTGTGTATCTCTTGCAATAAATACTTTTCCATTAGTTTTATCATATGTAAATTGATCAGACATAATTATAGGAACTGCTTGATCAGCATTTTTTGTTAACATTTGTTTAGTAGTAATTATTTTGAAAGTAGATTCATTTGGATCCATATTATATATAATAGCATTACAAATTTTTTTTACGAAAAAATAAAATTAAACGTAATTTTAATTTAAAAATAAATAATTCTTAATTACATAATGAAAATTAGTATTATAGGGAATGGATTTGTAGGTAAAGCAACTGTTTAATTAGAATGTAAAGATATTGAAATTTTACGCAGTCATACTAAAGTCCCTAGACCAGATGGCAAATATGGATTTGGTGGGACATGTTTTCCAAAAGATACTAATAGTTTAAGATATAAAAAGGAAAAAATATGGATCCTTATATATTAAATGCTATTATAGAGAATGTTGATAAAGTTGAAAAATATTGGAATAATGATGAAGGAAAAGCAGTAATTAAAATTGATTAAAAAAATAAATTACTAAATTAATTAATATGCCTATAAAAAAAACAAAAGTTACTAAACATATGAATTTTATTGATTTATTCAGCGGTATTGGAGGATTTCATACTGCTCTAAATAGAATGGGACATAAATGTGTTCTTGCTTGTGATATTGATAAAAAATGTCGAGAAATTTATAAAAAGAATTATGGAATTGAACCAGTAAATGATATACGCGAAATTAATGAGAAAACTATGCCAAATTTTGATATTCTGTGTGCCGGTTTTCCTTGTCAATCTTTCTCTAATGCAGGCAAAAAACAAGCATTCGAAGATAAAGTTAGAGGAACTCTATTCTTTGATATTATTAGAATTGCCAAGGAAAAACAACCTAAATTTATGTTCCTTGAGAATGTAAAACATATTAAGAAAGTAGATGAAGGTAATGTATTCAATACTATTTTAGGTGCATTAGATGAGATCGGATATTATATAGAAGATGAAAAATCTGTATTTGAATTATCTCCACACTATTTAGGTATTCCGCAAGATAGGAAGAGAATTATTTTCGTGTGTATTAGAAAAGATATTTATAATCCTGATAAAGTGATTGATTTAGGTTTAGAGGAAAATGTCACAATTAATTTTGATAATATTATTGAAAAAGAAGTAGACCCTAAATATAAAGTTAAATCTAATATTGTTTATTTATTTGATACTTGGGATAAAATGGTTAGACAAATGGAACCCGGACAAAAAATGAGTCCAACTATTCTTTGTAATGAGTTCAATTCCAATTATAGTGAAGAAGAATTTGAAAATCTTCCTCAATGGAAACAAGATTATATTACTAAAAATAAACCCATATATCAAAAATATAAACAACTATGGGATAGTTGGTACGAAGAACATAAAGATATTTTAAAGAAAAAAGAAGTTAATGGTAAATTGGAATGGCAAGCAGGACCTCTAAAAGAAAATGATAGTATTTGGAACCACTTTATTCAACTGAGACAATCTGGAATTAGAGTAAAGAAGAGTAAATTCTTTCCCACACTTGTTGCTATTGTTCAAACACCAATTTATGGAAAAGAAAAAAGATATATTACACCGAGAGAATGTGCTAGATTACAATCTTTTCCAGATAGTTTCATACTACCGGAAAGCGATAATGTTGCGTATAAGCAATTTGGAAACGCAGTTAATGTGGAAGTTGTTTATAGAGTTATGAGTAAAACTTTAGAATTATATAAATAAAAAAAAATAATTTTCAAAATATTTTAATTCTAAACTTTTTGAATAAGAATTTGTGGAGAACAGAATACATTTCCCTTCCATCTTATTTCTATGGAATATTTTTTAATCCCATCAACTAAAATGTCATAGAACATCTTAGCCGCTTTTTTATCCGGATAATCCTTTTTAATTAATTCTATTTTTTTACTATATAATTCTTCTTGTAATTCACCTAAATCTATAATATTTTCTCCATCAAGTTCATATACTTTATATGGAGTATTGCTAGAACATAATCCTTCTTTTATTAAGGAAATTACTTTTTCTTTTTCCATTTCAATGGATTTATAAAGACTATCCCAATATATATTAGGATTTCCCGGATAAAATAACTTATTTACTTCCTTCCTTTGATCTTTTTTAAATTCAGGAAATCCATTAGATTTTAGAAAATCTCTTTTAACTTTTTCTAATTCCTTTCCATTTGATAGTATTTTTTGGATCGAATAATTAGTAAGAAACGAACTCCGAGTTGCTTTTACGGAAATACCAATCCAAGAATTATTATTCATTTTCAG